CGAATTCAACTTCATAACAAACTCTATCATATAAAATATCATGTGCTTTTATAACATTACATAGTTGACCATTACTATCGTATATTACGTCACCATCTTTTATTTCACCCATACTTGTCCAACCATCAGGTGACGGTACCGGTGTATCTAAAGCTAACGCTTTACCGATCTGTCTACTTGCTAATAATATAAAGAAACGATTATCTCTCATTTTACGTAATGCTCTTTTTTGACAAAAATGTAAGTCGATTGTCTTTTTACCATCATCAAGAGATATTATGTAAAAGAATTTTTCCGCAAAGTATAATATGTTCTTTCTACATTTTTTTAAGTCTTTCACCATTTCTGATGTATATTCAAATTCCGCACCTACAGTTGGTAGATTTGGATTATTCATATAGTTTTGTTTATTTTTATGCATCGTACAATAAATATTTAAATGTCTAGTTCAAACAATCTATTAGAAATTTGGAATACTTATAGTGATAGAGTATTAAATGAAAATACTTCTAAAACAAAATCACAAAAACATGGTACAAAACCTGGTAAAAAACCAGTTTTACCTAATGATATAAAACATGGTTTTAAAGATGAGGATACATCTGGACCTGCAAATATAGATGGTTTAAAAGATCCTATCGACCCTAAAACTGCTAAAAAAGAGGATGAATTATATAATAGTGCATCTTTTTCTTCACAAAATTATTCTAAAAAAGATAAAAAAATAGAGAAAAAGGTAAAAGAGAGTATAAATAATTATATGAAATCTACTTTTGATAAACTTTTTGAAAATGTAATGGGTGATGATGCACAAGAGCTTGAAGCTTTAGGTATTGACACAGAAAATGATGTTGAAGAAACAGATGAGGGTGATGTAACAGTTACTCTTGATCGTGAAATGGCCAAATCACTTTGTGACTTATTGCAAGCAGCAATGGGTGACGAAGATGATGGTGAAGAAGATGATGGTGAAGAAGATTATGAAGGTGAAGAAGGTTTTAACTTCTATTCAGAAGATGAAGAAGATGAAGATGAAGATACAGTTGATGAAGCTACAGAACTTAAAGCAGTTCCTGCTGCAGCAGGTCACGGCTTAACATCAACCGGTAATAATAAAGTTGGAAGCATTAAACCAAAAAGTAAAAAAGCTTCCGGGTCAACAAAAAAATATGAAGAAGGTGAACCTAAAGAATTAGGAGATAAAAAAGCACATCTTCAAAGTAAGAAAAATAAAGTTGCTTTAAGCCAAGGACAAGATTTCATTCAATAAAATAAAGTTATAATTTAAATAGCACAATCATTAATTTGGTTGTGCTTTTTTTTGCTTAAATATAAATATGGACCCGTTTTCTACTTTTTTTACCAATCATAGACATAGAAGAGCAATACCCGGTGCTGGTGATCCAAGATATACAAGAAAGCATCAAAATATAGTTCCCGATTATGTTAAAACTGACCCTACAAAAAATCCTAAAATAGAATTAATAAGGCAAAAAAAAGGTAAACAGATATGTGATACTAATACCCTTAATTATATAAGGAAAGAATATAACGTAATACCTTATAAAGGTAAAACTAAAAAATTAGGTAGTACAGGTATAAAACTATATTTTAATAATCAATTAAATAAATTTGTAATAGAAAAATGAGTCAACCAGATTATAGTTGTGATTTTCCAGGTATAGTACAATCTGATGAAAATTGTTATAGGTTTACAGATAAATCGATACAATCAAATGAACGTGTTGTTTTTTCAAACTGGTGGAGAGAACAAATTAATTTATACGGTGTTCAAGTAAATTATTTTGTTAACACTTACAATACTTTAAGTGCTGACAATTTTTACGGTGAAGAAACTACTAAAATATTTGCAAACCCGAAAAGTATAATCTTAGCTGTAACATTGAATGAAAATGCATTAACTTTGTCTCAATTTGGTTTTGAAAGTGATGATAGTATTACAGCATTTATTCATATATCATCTTTTTCCGACACTTTCAGTGATATATCAAGTGCATTTCAATACGATGTAATTGAACCTAAGGCAGGAGATGTTTTTCAATTAACTGAATACGGTAATGATAGACCAAATAATAGGCAAGGTAAATATTTCGAAATAACTGAAAAATTAGATCAAGATATTTCTCAAATAAATCAATTAGGGGGACATTATGTATTTTTATTAAAAGCTAAACGTTTAGATTATAGCTTTGAACCAAATATACCATTCAATGACCAAACAGCTTTAACAAGGGTCGAAGGAATATCTGGTAACTATCAAGTATTTGAAGATTCATTTAGCGGCAGATTACCAGGAGGTGAAAACCCAGTATCCCAAGATAAAAAGGATGAATATGACGAATACATTGTAGATAATATAAGTAAGAACGATATATTCGACATGTCAAATAATAACACAGACGTTTATGGGGATTATTATTAGACCTGTATATTTTCTAACCACTCATCAGCTTGTTCAAAGGTTGAAAAAGTAATATCTTTTAGTTCATTACCTACCCTAAACGTATAGATAACGTTATCATCAACCTTTTTAATGGTGTATAATTTATACAAAACCCCTCGTTTGAAAAATTTTGTATTTTTCATTGTAGTATTAATAAACTTTGCTCCAGGGATAAATTTCATCTGTATTAATACCTTTTTGATGTTGCTGAATTTCATATTTCATATCTAGATAACGCTCATCAATATACTTCTGAAGTGCAGTTGGTTTAATCCATACATTACTTTTAGAAATATCATACCCTAAACGTTCTGCTCTATCACATGCAGTATTAATACCCTCATACAGACATGCAAATCTAGCTACAAAATCTATACCATATTCTTCTATTATATCAACTTCTCGATTCATATATATATTGTATCAAAGTTCCTAATAAAAAATAAGATAATCTTTTTTCATCTATATCATATGTTTTAAGAATTTCTTTTATATTATATAAGTTAGAGGAAAGGATTTTTTTGTTAAGATTGAAAAAGGATTTATCTAAATCTTTATTATTTTTTGAATCAATTTTTTCAACTTCTTCTTGAAGCATCTTAAACAGGGTGTTTATTAGGTTTAATTTTTTGTTAGTCTGATACACCCTACCAGCTTTCAAACTAACACTATACTCATCTGAATTAGTATTGAAAAAGGAAATAATATCTTCTAAGTGAATTTCTTCCTTATTTTCTACTGATAGTAAAGATGACGGTTTTACTTCTTCTGCTATTGTATCGATATGGCTCATTGTTTTGTATAAATAGGAGCTGTTACGAGAGATGTACCTACATTAGTGACAGCTCTTACATCTTTTTTACATTTTTCACAATTATAAGTTACATCTTCACCCACATTAATGAAAACGTCTTGCATATTATTTTCACTACAAGGGCAAGGTATTGTTACAGTTTTTTTTAATTTTTCCTTTTCATATTCAATATTAGCTGTAACCACTTTTTGTATCAGATAACTTTCATAAGCAGAATTAAAGAAAAAGAAAAACAAAATCTGTAATATTATTGCAACGCTAAATACAAGTAAACTATTGAAAATTAAACCAAATAACCCGCTAACTAAAAAAGTTAAAAGTGTAGATATAAAAATCTTTTTCATTATTTAATTTTAATGACTTTATTAGCTAAATCAACCAATTGTCCTTTTATTGTTATAATTTCCTCTCTGATAGGTTTAATAGATTTTTTGTTTTTTATTACCATATTTGTCTCAGCGATTTTTAATAAATTTTCTAAATTTTGTATCGAAACAAAAGCATCAGATGCAATATTAATAAAATCGTTCAAAGGGTATGGTACATTTTCAGGAGCGACATCAGTTCTTTTTATACTTGAAAAAAAATCATTAACGTTCGTCGGTTTAGATTCACTCTCAGTAGACTGACCAGATACCTGTCTGTTAACGTCAGGTATAATGTCCTGTTCTATTATATTAATATATTCATCGAATTTTTTAGTAGATTGCATATAAATATTTATAAATAATATTATGAGCTTATACCAAAAACGATTTACAAAGTTTTTATCTGAACAAGATGACGAAAATTTAGACGCAGAAATGACAGATCAAGAAGCAATGGCTTCTACTCTCGACCCTGAAACATCACCTGAAGACTTTGATGTCGATGCACCAGCAAGTGGTCAAGGTGCTATAGGTGCACAATCGAAACAAATGTTTGATGAATTGAATGGTTGGATTGAAGAGTTGGATAGATTTGCAGACTATTTAAACGGTACATCAGATAGTATTCAAACAAGTTTAAATGCTGCTGAGTCTGATACAATCTTTGATAGTATTTCAAATGCTGAAACGAAGAAAATTGCTAGAGTAGCAATGGAAATCTCTTCATTAAGTGAAATTCTTAAAGGTTACTTAGCAGGTGCTAACGATCCAAAGTATAAATTTAATTAAATAAATAACATGAAAACAGATCAAGACTTAATTTTCGAAGCTTATAGTAAAACTCTTAATGAAGGTAGTCATCTTTATGGTGATACTGAATTAGGACCTGGTAAGTATAAAGCAAAAGATGTAACAATTACCGATTATGATATTGAAGGATTGACACGTGATGGTGTTGGCGGTGGTTATAATATGGTACCTGTAG